AAGGGCCCCGCCGCTAGACGGGCCTTTTTTCACGGGGATTTTTGAGGGGGTGGGGGTAAACCCAGGAACATGGCACGACGACGAGGTAAAAGTTTAAAACGGATCCGCGACACGATCACCAGCACCATGGAGGATTTAGGATTGTACGAGGATGCCGACCAATTCATGGTTGATGCCGCCGCCCAGGCATTAAAGACCATGCACGACACACACCGCGAAATGCTGGACAAAGGCGCGGTGCAAAAATTCAAAAACGGCACCCGCCAAGTATCGCCGGAGTGGGTAGTCTGGCGTAATGCAATCAACGACTTTAAGGGGCTGGCGAGTGAGTTGGGGTTAAGCCCGAAAGCCCGAAAAGCAATACAAGAAAAGACGGGCAACAACCAGGGCGGCCCGGCACCGGATAGCGGCATTTCGAGATTGAGAAAACAACGCAAATGATTCAACAAGCGTACCTGATTACATACGACCTAAACATGGCTGATAAGGCCGGCCGACCATTAACGACCGTGCGCGAAGAAATTGAAAGCCACGGCGTACATATAGTTGCCAGCCACACGCACAAATTTTCCGGCCCGTATTGCTGTTTTGAGGTCACCGGCAGCCCGTCCCCGAACTTTCCGCCACACATTTTCAGGATGCCGGCAGGGTGGAAACCCAAAAAGAAGCATTGATATAGATCAACCCCATGAATGAAGTTATACCAACAATACATCGACGACGTGCTAAGTGGCCGCCGGGTGGCGGGGCGTCTGGAAAAGCTATGCGTTGAACGGTCGGTAAGGTTGTGGAATGACCCACGCTATTTCTTCGACGAGGAGGAGGCAGATTGGGCGTTAGAGGTCATTGGCTCATTGAGGCACACTAAAGGAAAGGCGTACAAACAGCCATTCCAGATACTGCCGTGGCAGGCTTTTTTTTGGGCGCATATTTTCGGCCTAAAAGAGCGCGCGACCGGTAAAAGGTTGACCCGGACGGTTTTGTTGTGTATGGCCAAAAAAGGTGGCAAATCAGAGGTCGCCGCCGCCACGGCCATATTGATGACCTATTTTGATGGTGAGCCACGGGCAGAAAATTACAGCGCAGCCAACAAGTACGACCAGGCAAGTATTTGTTGGGAATCTGCTAAGGTAATGGCGAAACTAGCGGGAGAGGACGACCCGCATTTTGCCGACCTGACAAAAATTTTCGACAGCCTGGCAAATAGAAAGCTGGAGCAAACTAGCGACGGGTCATTTTTCCGGCCCATTGCTGCAGACTCAAAAACGCTGGATGGGGTAAACGTACACCTTGGCGTTGTTGACGAGTACCACGAAAGCGTCGATACCTCAATACCGGACAACTTGGTTTCCGGATCTGTGGGGCGGGAACAGCCATTACTAATGTACGTGACGACGCGCGGGTTTAATCCGCACGGACCGCTAGGGCAACTAGAAAAGGCCCACATAAACATACTGGAGGGCAAATTTGAGGACGACAGCACGTTTCCGCTCATTTTTGCACTGGACGACGAGGACGTGGAGCGGCTAAATGAATTGTGGGGGCAGCCATTTGACAAACTACCCATGGAGCTACTAACCAAACCTAACCCAGGCATTGGAGTTGCGCCAACCATGGACGGTTTACGCAAAGTGTATACCAAGGCCATTTCGGAGGGCGTAAGTAGTCAAACGAGCTGCCAAACAAAGAACTTTAATATATGGGTCCGCCAGGCGAAGGTATGGGTGCCCGATGCGACGTGGACGAAAAATGGCGACCAGATCGACGACGAGCTCCTGTTAGGAAAACAGTGTTTTGGGGCCTACGATTTGAGCCAGAAATACGACATAACAGCGTTGACGCACCTTTTCCCGCCGTGCGACGACTTCGACAAATTTGTTGTACGTACACGGTTTTACTGCCCGGAGGACAAAGCAGAGGAGCGGACCCGTATAGACAAAGTGCCATACCTGGATTGGGCCAAAGAAGGGCACCTGATATTAACGCCTGGCGACATTATCGACTTTGAATACATCGAGGAGGACATAATCGACGCGGTGGGTAAATACGACGTGGTCAACTACCAGTACGATCCAATGTTTGCCACGCAAATATCGACCTCCTTAACCATGCAGGGCGTGGAGGCCGTCAAGTTTAAACAATCGGTAATGAACTACAACGAGCCAATCGAGTGGTTGGAGATCATTCTAAAAAAGGCAGCCATTGCGCATGGCATGGACCCAATATTGCGATGGATGGCCGGGAATGTGGTTTTGTACCGCAATCGCACCGGGTTGGCCATGTTTGACAAACAAAAAGCGAAAGACCGAATCGACGGCATGGTGGCGTTAGCCATGGCCGTTGGTGGGTACCAGGAATATATGAGAGATCAGAAAAAGCCGGTAAACCCGTTTGATATGTTTACCTGGATTGACAACCAAAAGCAATGATTATGATTCCGGAGGAAATCAAAAAGCTAAACACACTGGAGGGGTATTTTGACGAATGGTACAAGCTCCGTAAAGAGGACAACGAGCCAACAAACAAACAGATTTACGAAATAATCGAGGCCCGATACTTTGAGGGTTACGGCCAAACCAGGTATCGGAGTTATGAGTCATTCAGAAACGCCAAACACAGGTATTTGGACGCACTTTTCCGTAAGGCGCAACGAAAAAGGTTAGAAAACAGCCAAAAACGCTAATTTTGTTAGTCATTGTTACGAATAATTACGAATAAACCCTGCACATTGCCCGTATATGGCAAATGTGCTGCAAAATATTGTGACCAGAGCGCGTAATTGGTTTGGTGGATCCATCAAATACATCGACCCGGCCATTGCGTCGTGGTTTACATTCAGCCGCGCCAAAGTTTCGGTAAACGAGGATACCGCCGACGGTGTACCACCGTATTTCCGCGCCAAACAATTAATCGCCGAAAATATTGCGTCTGTTGACTGTACGGTATACCGCCGTGACGGATCAGGCGTTGTTGAGGCTACCGCCCACCCACTATACCGCCTCCTAAAGTTTCGACCACACCCGCTGTACTCCTCATTCGTTTTTTGGGAAGTCTTAATACGGCACATGCTGGACAGGGGCGAGGCATTCGCCTATTTGGTACGTGGTGCCGAAACCGGACGGATAAAACACCTGGAGATAATCGACGACCGCCGCCCACAAATTTTCCAGATGGATGACGGCGCGTATTATTTCAAGTTTCCGAACTATACCAAGCCGTTTTCAGCCGACGACGTGCTGCATTTCAATTTGTACTCCAACGATGGTGTTTGCGGCCGTGGCCTCCTCGACTTGTTCCGTGAAACATTGGGGCGAGGTATTGCGGAGATTCAATACACGTCTGCCGTTTTCGGTAACGGCGCGCACCCGTCCGGCACCTTGGAAACAGACGAAATACTAACGCAGGAACAGCGCACACTATTGGGAGAAGGATTTACCAGCCAGTACGGCGGTATTGATCGATTGGGACGGGTTGCGGTGTTGAGTCACGGCCTAAAATTTAAGCCGCTGGACCAAAAGGTTGGCGACGGCGAAAGTAAGGCCCGGCTAATGACCACCAAAGACATTTCCGCCATGTTGGGCATTTCACCCGAAATGCTAGGGCTATCCGGGGAGACAGGAATCACAAATATTGGCGTACTCAACCGAATGCTGGTGCAATACGTGTTTCGCGTGTTCGCTAAACGCATTGAGGACGAGGTAAACAGCAAAGCATTTGCCGCGCGCGATTGGGGCCGGTATTTCATCAAATTTGACCTAAACGAGTTGTTACGCGGTGATCCGGCAGAGCGCGCCAAGTGGTATGAATCCATGTATAAGACCCAGGCCATTAACCCGAACGAGATTCGCGAACGCGAAAACCTCAACCCATACGAGGGCGGCGATGAGTACGGAAAGCCAATGGCCACGAATATTAAAACACAACCAGTAAGCAATGAGCCAACGGAATAACGCAGAAATCAGGAGCGCAACCAGAGAATTGCGCATGGCGGACGACAAGGACCGCACCATTGAGGGCTACGCTATTGTTTTCGACGTGGAAACCGATTTTGGGTACATGCGCGAAAAGATCGACCGCACGGCGTTGGACGACGCTAACATGGACGATGTACGCGCATTATTCAACCACTCATCAAATCACCTATTGGCGCGCACCGCCTCCGGTACTTTGGAATTGTTCGTGGACGATACCGGATTGGGTTACCGATTCGAGGCACCAGATACGACCATTGGCAACGATGTATTGGCCATGGTTAAGCGTGGCGACCTTTCCGGGTCTTCATTTGCCTTTTTCGTGCGCGGCGACAAGTGGGACGACAAAGACGCCGACAAGCCATTGCGCACCATTACCGACATTCGCGAAATTTTGGACGTTGGCCCGGTAACCTACCCGGCCTACCACCAAACGTCGGTACGATCAGAGGATGTAGCCGAGATCATTACCGGCCATGCCAACCCGGAAGAAACCGCCAAGCGGTATGAGCAACAACAAAGAAAACGAAAGTTAGCACTCATTCGATTGGGTGCCGCATAGGTCCACCGGACCGCAATATTTTTTAAACTAAACCCCAAATAACTATGACACTTATTGAATTGCGCCAACAGCGCGCCGACGCGGTGGACAGCCTGGCAGCACTCAACGACCAGATTGGAAGTGAGGCACCCACCGAGGAGCAGCGCACCAAATGGGATTCGCTGGAAAGCAATATTTCCGACTTGGACGCAAAGATTGCGTTTGAGGAGAAACGCGAAAAGCAGCGCGAACGCGCTGCCGCCCAAAAGGCCGAACGCCTGGAGCGCGAGAAAAAGCAAAACCGATCCAACCGCGAGAAGGACGACGAGGATTCTTTGAATCGCAATTTCAGTATTGTACGAGCCATGCGCGCTACCGTCAACCAACGCAATCTTGACGGCGCGGAGGCGGAAGCCTACCAAGAGGCCCAAAAGGAAGCGCGCGAATTTGGTAAAGACCTAGAGGGTAACATTGCCGTACCTGCCAGCATGATGCGGGAGCAACGCGACCAGGTGGTTGGCACGGGCAATCTTGGTGGTGATTATGTGTTTACCCAATGGGCCGGCCACATCGAATCGTTGCAGCCACGCCCCATTTTGGAGCGCGCCGGTGCAACGATCATGCGCGGGTTAACCAGCAATGTCAGCTTTACCAAAAACACGGCCGTTACGGCCTCATGGGAAGGTGAAACGGACGCCAACGCGGAGGTGACCACCACCGCGTCCACCCTGGACTTAACCCCTAATCGAGTTGGTGCGGAAAACTACATTTCCAAGCAACTGATGGTCCAGAGCAGCCCGGACATTGAAAATATCATGCGCCGGGAATTGCGCCAGGCTATTGAGAACGCGGTTGACCAAAAGGGTATTAACGGCGACGGCACCGGGAACACACCAACCGGCATCCTGAACGCCTCCAGCGTGAACGTTATACCAATCGGCACCAACGGCGGTGCCATTGAATGGTTGGACGTGCTGAAATTGCCGCGCGAGGTTGCGGTTGATAACGCTGATTTGGGCCGTATGCGATTCTTAACCACCCCGGAATTGCGCGCGGAGCTCCAAGCCACCGAAAAAGCCACCGGCACCGCCCAATTTATTTGGCAGGATATGACCATGCCAATGGATGGGCAGGTGGTCAACGTTGGATCCGTCAACGGTTACCAGGCGATGGTATCAACCAACGTACCAAACGACTTGACCAAAGGGACCGGCACGGATTTGAACGCGCTAATTTTCGGCCATTTCCCGGCTTTGTATATGGCAAATTGGGGCGGACTGGATATTGTGGTGGATCCGTATAGCGCGGCCAACCAGGCAAAGGTTCGCATTGTCGTAAACAGTTGGTGGGATATTGGCCTGCGCCATGACGAGCATTTTGCAGTCATTAAGGACGCAACGGTTACGGCGTAAGCTAAACCCCACTTGATACCCCCGAACAACCCCACCCCGGCCGGTGCCTGACTTTTTAGGTGCCGGCCACCGGGTTGTAATACCCCAAAAAAGATGGCAAAGAAAAAGTTAGTAGAAGTAAAGTTTTTGCGGTCGCCGTCCGGGTCGTTCAAACTGGCATATCATGCCGGCGACCATGGATTTGTTGATGCAAACCTCGTTACCAAATTAATCGACCAAGGGTTTGCGGAATTGATCGACGGCACCGCCGAAACAGGACAGAGCAACAAAGCCGGGAAGGCAGAGAATGCCACCAACGAACCAAAGAAAAAGCCAGGGCGAAAGCGTCCAACGCAAACCCCTAGCAAGCCCAAAAACGAATAATAATGGCCTGGAGCGTAACAACACAACCCGCAACAGAGATACTGACCGTACAGGAGGCCAAAGATCAGGTGCGCGCGCTATACAGCGCAGAGGACACCTTAATTGGCAACTATATTACGGCGGTACGGCAATTTGTCGAAAAACACTATGCGGTTGCATTGATTACGCAGACCATCACCGAAACCCACGATCACTGGCCGGGAGAGATCCCCGGCGTTGATTGGGTGCCGCAACCTAACCATTACCAGTTCTTTAAGCTGGCCGTTGGCCCAGTGCAATCGATCACCAGCATTAAGTACATCGACAGCGACGGCGTACAACAAACATGGTCAACAGACGATTGGCAAGCGGACCTAAACAGTTTTGAGCCGCGTATAATGCCAGCATATAACAAAGACTACCCGGCAATACGCCGGCAGCTAAACGCGGTCGAAATCGTATACCAAGCCGGGTACGGCGACGCAACTAGCGATGTGCCGGAAAACTTGCGCCAGGCCATTGCGCTGGAGGTCGCCGATATGTACGTGAACCGCACGAATTACGTGCGCAAAATGACCACGGCGGCGGACCGGCTGATTAAAGGCACTCTAGACAAACAGTTTGGGGCATGAGGCGAGTATTTAGCGGCAGCGAGGTATTAGGGCGCATGAATCGCCAAATAGTGCTCCTCCGGCAATTGAGCAGCCCGGACGGCCACGGTGGCGACGCCATTTTTTGGATCCAAAGCCCCGGCATTTGGGCCGAATACAAAGCTGAAAGCACGAGCCGCGAAAACGTTGAATCTGAACGCCAGATAGCAAAGCAGCGCATTACGTTTCGCATACACCACACCGACGAGGTGGACGAAACCATGCGAGTGAAATATAACGGACGCTGGTATAACGTCACGGCAGTAATGGAGGACGAGTTGCGGCAATTCCTGACCATCGAATGCGAGGGCCGACAGGATTACGACACGTTTGGGGATCCGGGCGCAGCCACCAGCGCAAGCGACAACTACGGCAATACCTGGCAACTAAACGTTGCCGGTGCACGGTCCGGGTTGTATTGGGTGGACGGTAACGATGCGGTATGGGAAAAAGACTAGCGACATGGGTACGATAGCTGAAAGACTGACCAGGCGACGCGGAGGCGGGGTATCTTCTAAAGGCGTAACCAATGATGCGGAGGTAAGACGACAGGTTAAAATATTCAACGCCAAATTACGGCGGGTAACCAAGGATTTTACCAAGGCTGAAATGCGCAAGGTTGGACGAGCTGGTGCCGCACCAGTAAGGACGGCAGCCCGATCAAAAACACCTAAAGGAAAAGAGTATCACTACCGATACGACCCAAAGAGAAAAGGCAGCAAACGAGCCGCCAAGGGCACCAGGTTAGGCGACAGAATAGCGTATAAGCCTGGCAACCTTAGAAAGTCAATAGGTACGATGACCTGGCGCAAATCGCCGGACGCGTTTGTTGGTCCAAGGAAATACAAAGGATCAGCAAAGCCGGGCGACGTTATGGGGGCAACCACCAAAAAGGCGGATCCCTACTACGCCGCTATGGTGTTTGGCAGCCAACGGGCATTCAATCGCCGGGTTTTGTTGGCGGCCAAAAATCAAGCGCGCGCCAAATCATTGCGGCGCATGGGTGAACGCGCCGCCCGGATCATTAACGCGAAAACCAGAAAATTACGCCTTCGATGATTGGCAAAGCGGTATACCACATTTTGAGCAATGCGACGGCCGTTACTGACCTGGTGGGCGACCGGATATTGCGTGGCCGCGCCAAACAGGGAACAGCGCACCCATACGTCGTTTTTTCCAATGCTACCACTGATCCAGTGGAGAGCAAAGACGATGCGCAGACGCAGGACGACCACATTGTTGAGGTTTTGATCTTTGACCAGGACTACAACAAAACCGAGGCGGTCGCCTCCGCCGTGCGCGAGGCATTACACGATTATTCCGGCGACGCCAACGGCGTGGATGTGGTGGAATGCCGGTTTACAGGAGGTGACGACGAACCGGCGGACCTGAATTCTATATTGTACGGCGTGGCACAAGATTACCGAATAGTAATAAAGCGATAAACGATGCGAGTACAGGCAACACAGGATATTGAGCGACCAGGCAGCCGGACTATTCCGGAGGGCCGCATTTTTACCGTGACTAACGAATATGGGCGGGAATTGATCGAGCGTGGGGTTGCGGTCATCCTGCCAGACGACCCGGTGGACTACCCCACCGATAGTAAAGACTCAACGGTGCCATTGGCGACCGACGAGGAGGAATAAAATTTATTGATAAGCTAAACCCCAAACACTATGCCAACTACCGGAATTATGCCGGGTCGTTTGATCCGGATTTTTGTAGCAGGTACGGCCGTAACCCATGCCACCGAAGGGTCCATTGAGTTTTCCGCCGACACCGAGGATATTGTAACTAAAGACACCGAAACCGACGGATGGGAAAGCGCATACCCAACCACACTACGGGCCAACATCACAGGTACAGCGTATTACGCCGACGACGCCACCAATGGATTTGAGGATCTATGGGACGCATGGAAAGCACGTACCACCGTGGCCGTCATGTTTTCAACCGAAGTGTCTGGCGACACCAAGTACAGCGGTGACTTTTTTGTTACCAACGTATCCATGACCGCCAACGCCAGCGAGCGCGCAACCTTTACGTTTTCTTTGCGCTCCGACGGTGAGGTGGCAAAGGCTGATGTGGTGTAATTTTTTTTCAACCAGTTATAACGAAATACAATGGATTTTATCAATGTGAGCGGACAGAAACACCCGGTACGTTGGCCAATTGGACCGGTGCGGTCCTTCATGGCTGCCAACGGCTTTTCTACCAAGCTAACCGACTTTGACCAGTTGGAAAACATGGATTTTGAACAGATGACCGGGTTTGTCCACATCGGTTTGACCTATGGGGCAAAGGCTATGGATAAGCCGGAGCCATTCAGCCTGGCGCAACTGGAGGAGTCTTTGTTGATGCACGAGGCCACGGAGGCCATTACTGTTTTTGCCAGCACGTTTACCCGTGGAGCGCAAGACCAGGCAGGTGAGGCCACCGAGGATAAGGATTCCGAAAAAAAATGACGTGGGCGGACCTTAGAGGGTCCGCCCTATCATTGTTGCAGTGGACACCAGAGGCGTTCTACATGGCGACCGTTGACGAGATTATTGGTGCGATTAACGCCCACCGATCAGAGCGCAAACAGCAAAGCCGCGACCATTGGGAACAAACGCGACTGTTAGCCATGTACCTGGCGCAGCCTTACAGCAAAAGAATCAACGAGCCAACCGATATGTGGCGATTTGAGGACGAGCAAAGAAAGCCATTGCGCGTCGAAGAAATGGACGAGGCCACGAAAAAGCAGATTGCCGCCATGGACGAATATATGGCGCGCAAATTTGGCAAACACCAGAACAAAGACAAATGAGTTTAGCCGGCATAAAATTGCGGATTGGTGTTGACTTATCACCACTAGAGCGAGGCCTTAATAAAGCCACGTCTATGGTGAGTAAGAACACCGCCAAAATTACCAGAGTTGCGGATCGAATGACTGCAACCGTTGGGGCCGGTCTGGCGGCCATTGCCGCTGGTGCGTTGTCGAGTACATCGGATTTACAGGGTATGCAAAGCGCATTAACCACCATTGCCGGATCCGCCGAGGAGGCGCGCCGGCAGTTTGCGTTATTGCGAAAGGATGCCACCAATAATCCCGGATTAACAATGGAACCGGCGGTAAAGGGTGTGGTTAGATTGCAAGCCGCCGGCCTCGAGTTTGAGCAAAGCCGCGAGGCGATAAATGAATTTGCCAACGCTATGGCGTCGGTGGGCAATACCGACATGGATGGTGTTACCCTGGCGTTATCACAGATCGTGGCGAAAGGCAAGGTGTTTGCCGAGGAAATCAACCAGATCAATGAGCGGGTGCCGCAGATTCGTGGCGTATTGAAAGACGTGTTAGGCACGGCAGATACGGAAAAGATTCAAGCCATGAATCTTGAGGTAGAGGAGTTTGTATCCATGATAACAGAAGGATTTAAACGGCTACCCCGCGCACAACAGACCATCAATACCGGGTTTAGGAATTTGGCAGATTCCGTAAAAATTGCATCCGGTGAGATTGGAGCCAGCATTGCCAATACCATACGCCTGCAGGACGTGCTATTTTCTGCCAATGTAAAGCTCAACCAGTTTGTTGAGTGGTGGAAAGGATTAAGCCCGGCGATACAACGCGCTGTACTGGCATTCACGGCCACCATTGCCGTGATCGGTCCGTTGGTTGCCATTGGTACGCGACTAGGGGCCGTCCTTGGATTCCTGACCAGCCCAATAACTCTGGTTGTTGCCGGTATCGCCGCATTGGCCGCCGGGGCCGTCTACCTTTACAACCGATTCGACAGTGTGCGCGGTGTGGTCCACGGCCTGGCATCCGCATTCCACGAATTGGGGCGCATTGCTAAGGAGGTAGCCGCCCAATACGTAAATGGGTTTAGGGAGATCACGAAAGGCAATTTCAAAAAAGGGTTCGGCATGATTGCCGACGGGTTTAAGCGGTCTAATCCCATTGGGTTGGCACTATTTGAGGGCAAGCGGTTGGCCGGGTCGTTCAAAGAAGGATTCCAGAAAGGCGTAGAAAAAGACCCGTTAACGGTTGAGGATTTTTTCGCCCAGGCCGGCAGAGGGTTGGGTAACCTGCCCACGTCCGTACCTATGCCGGACCTAACGAAGCCTGTCGGCCAAGGATCAAGCGCGGACGCCATGACCATGGACGAAATAGACCAGCGCATTAGCGTTCCCGAAATCATGGAGGGCAAAGAAGGTGGAGCCATTAGCATTCAAACGATTGCCGGTGGGTTGGAACGGTCCGCCATGGCCGCAAAGCAATTCCGGGAGGCTGGATTGCCCAATGTGTTTGCCAAGATGCAAGGCTCAATGGAAGATTGGAACGCGAAATTAGCCGAAACGCCGGTTTTGATGGATGCGATTAAGACCAATATAGTTGACGGGTTGGCCGGTGCCTTTGATAGCCTTTTCTCCGCAATTCAAAGCGGCGCGGCTAATGCTTTTGAATCGTTCGTACAATCAGTAAAACGCGCCATTGCAGAGCTGGCAAAGCTATTGATCAAAACGGCCATTTTTGCCGGCCTGATTAGCCTGTTTGGCGGTGGGTCGTTCCTATCTCTTTTTAAGGGTGGACTAACCGGCGGCATTGGCGGCATGCTTAACCCAACCAAAATGGCCGGCGGCGGTCTTGTCACCGGACCCACGCCCACCATTTCCGGAGAGGCCGGACCAGAATTGATAATACCACTAGCCGACCTACGAAAAGGCGGATTAGGCGGCGGCATGGATGTTACCACCAGGCTAATGGGTGAGGATTTATACCTGATGATTAAACGAGTTACGGAACGAATGGACCGGAAAATTGGATAAGATATGGCAATCGTTAACGGCACAAATTTACGGGTTTATTGGGGCGGCATACCGTTTGGACACGCCACCAATTGCACGTTGTCGTTTGACGTGGAAATGATCGAGTTAGCCCCAACCTCCATTTCCGACAAAGAGTGGCGGCGTGGTGAGCCGCGCAAAATTTCGGCCACAATAAACGTGTCAGCATTGCACCAAATCGCCGGATCGAATAAGGCGTGGTATAATGTTTTCGTGGCCGCCACCGGGTTTACCTCCATTAGTTTTGCTTTTCAGGACGCACAGCATACGTACAGCGGCACCGGGTATATTCAATCCGGGCAACTGACCGGGCCCGTGGCGCAAAATGCCGCGTATTCAATCACCATTTTTATGACTGGAGAAATGACAGTTGCCGGCACTTAATGGGTAAGAAATTCACATCAACGACTTACAGCCGCGACGGAGTGGCACAAACCATCGACATTTACGACACGTCGTTTAGTGGATCCGTTACCAACTTTGATATTGTCGCCGACAGCCTCCAAATGAGTTGGGAGGCAGATAAACAACGCCCTACCGCGTCTATATTGACAGGTACGTGCACCTTTCAAATGGTCATCGACAACTCCACCCTATTGGCGTTTATCAATGGCCTGGCGGCGGCGGCAGAAAACAAATTCCGTATTGTCGTTAGCCTGGCCGGATCGCCATATTTTGTCGGTGTGATCCTATCCGACCAGGTAGAGCAAGTAGACCGCGCCTACCCATTTGAGTTCACCATTGCGGCGGCCGACGGTATCGCCAGGTTAAAGGACGTTGAGTATTACGATGAGTCAACCGATCCGCCACAGCCGTACACCAGCCGGGAAACAATCATTGAACACCTTGTAAAAATTATTGACAAAATCGGTGTTTCCGACTTACTTGGCACGGATGCGCTAACCACGTCGGTACAATGGTTTGAGGCGAACCATAGTGGCACAACGATTGATCCGCTCGACAACACCCGGTTTAATCACAAGACGCTAATCAAATACGACAGCAAAACCGGGGAGCCAGAGTACACCGATACGTACCGCGTCCTGCAGACCATTGCGGAAAACTGGAAAGCGCGGTTTTGTATGGCTGCCGGTAAATACTGGTTTGTGCAAATCGACCAGTACGAGGACGACAGTTTTAGCCTATTCAATTACGACGCCTCCGGCACCGCCACCACCTCGTCCACCGGCGTAAGTCTGGCGACGACATTAACTAATAAGCTGTTTGGCGGCGCGTTTCAGTTTTTCCCAGGCTTGCGGCGCGCAGAAATGGAATATATTCACCGGCTATCCTCAAACCTCATTTCGGAGGCCGACATACAAGTTGGAACGACCGTGGAGGACGTGGATAATTCCGGCAACGTCCAAATATTTTTCCAGACCATTGCGCAAAGCGTGGTAACGGTACTTGGTGAACCGGCCTACATAAAGTACGGCATTCAATTCAACCTGAATGGCCAATACTATGTACGCACCGGCACGGTCACAACCAACGGCTATGTGGAGTATTCAGAACCGGAGTGGTCCGCCAGTGTCGGTTATTTCGAGGTATTCAGCCAGGTAATACCACCCGTGGCGGGCACCTATTCGACCGAGATCACCATTTTGGTTCCAGACATTCCAGCGAGTGCGGACCTCGACATTATTAGCCAGTTTACCGAGTATGTGGCATTGGATGGGAATATTGGAGGGTTTACACCGCCTGCCTCAACCACCTTCTTTGATAGCTATTTGGAAATCGCGGATTTGTCGGACCGATCAAATTCTAAGGTGTATACTGCCGACAATGCCAACGCCGGGTATAGTGACAAAGCTAAAATATCCTCCCTTATTGGGGATGGGCCAACCGGAAACGCATTTGGCCACTTGGAGGTTTACGACGGCGTTAATTGGGTAGTTTCCAGCCAATGGGGCGAGGGCACTACGGCCGGGACAAAAGAGTTTCACCAGTTATTGGTAAACCAGATAGTTGCGGGGCAGACTACCCCGCGCAAGCGTTTTACCGGCGTCTGGCGCGGCATAGTTGGCCCACACGAGGCGTTGACCTACAACAGTCAAAACAACCTACCAACCGAGCTAACGATCAATTGCGGCAAAGACGAAACCCAGGGTCGTTGGTTCGAGGTTATTTTGAGCGAGGCGGACGTTGCCGAAGCATCACAAAAAGATTTTTTCATTCCAAAGGACAAAGACGCACCCATTAGCGTTGGGTCCGGCGATACGGTAAGCGACCCCAACGGCATATCTGATCGCAACGACCGATTAGAGCGCGGCGATAGCGATAAATCAATCAGCATAAAGATACCGCCATTTGTCACCGATGCCGGCATTGATTTGGGCGATACGGTAACCTCCATACCCGTAACCGAGGCCACTGAAAATGACATATTTATTGCTGGCGATAAAATCAATGTGATCGACCGACTAACCGGCCAGACGCAGACATTTACCGTCACAACTGATGTGGAGGCGGGAGACACGAGTATTGCCGTCCAATCGGCAACCGCCACGATTGATTTATCTACGGGGTCTTATATCACCTTGGACGCCGGAGAGCTCCACGGCAAGCTAAACCGGCGGTGGTATCGCCAAACGTTTGCAGACCACACCACAGCCACACTAACGATCACCGAAAACGGCGGGGATTTACCGGAGGCCGCCTCCGTTCACGTATATGCCAACGGACAGCGTATTTTCGGGTATACCATAAATGGCTCAGATATTGAACTTGGATATACGCCAAACGGACTAACTTTTGTTGTTGAATTTTTCGCATAAACCCCGAATAATGAAAAAAATACTATTTGCTTTTTCTTTGATCTTTTGTTTCTCCGCTACCGAAGCGCAACGCAATTTTGAGTTGGTAAAAGCCACCGACAGTACGTTTGTAATTAATACCACCGATGTACTGGACAATGGGTATACCCAAACCACCTACTACCCGGAAAGCGGTACACTAGATAGCACCGAGGCGGTGCAATACCTTTTCAGGCAAGCAGCCAAAATGCTACGCATTTATTCGGTTCAATCAACCCGTGCGGAATTGTCAGAAATTGAGGGCCGCCGCCTGGCGGTGCGAGGTAATACTTTAATAGATTCTTCCTATTTCGACTATACCAAACAGAAATTTAAGACCGATTTTATTGGGAAATACCGATCCCGGAGCGCGGATAGTACATTTGCATTTGAGATTTACGAAACGCCAAATGGCGTATTAAGGGTGCAGACAGAAAACCGAAATTTTGGCATAGCACGCCTATGGTCTGATCGAGAAATGGAAATACTGAACATTCCCGAATTGTCCGAAAATGTAAGATTCAACCTATTGCGCGTGGTGAATAATATTTGGATTTACAATGGCTATAAAGCAAACGGGGATGCGGTGACTATTTACAGAATCCCAAAACGCTAATAACATGAGGTTTTTTGCAGTCTTTACTATTTCGCTTTTTTTGAGTATTCCGGTGTTTTCGCAATTCCCCGAATACCCATTTAATCGCATTCAATTGGGCACCCAAACGGAGGGCAATAAATACTTGGTTGTGCCAACCGATAGTATACCCGACTGGACACCGAGCGGCACCGACGATGCAATTATGGCATTTGATACATTGGGTGAGATCATGTATCTATTTAAGTCTGGCGCGTGGGAAAAATTCAACCCTGCCTTTACTGATTTATCTCTTATTGGTACTACCGGGTTCCAAGATTTTACCGACAACCAGGGCGTTGGTAGTATTTTAGGCGGTACAGGAATTGACATTAGTAGCATATCGGGCACCCCGGACGCATTCACTTATACGCTGGTTACCGATCTATCCGAGTTTTCGACTAATGCGACTGCCGATGGAAACGAGGAGGTGGCGTTAGTGGGCAACGAAAAGGTGGATTTACAAACCTTATTGGACAACATATTGGTGGCAGGGTCCAACATCACCATTAGCACCGTTAGCGATAACCAAATAGAAATTGAATCCACGGGCGGGTCGTCATTTTGGAGTGAAAACGGTAGTAATATTTACAGGTTAGGTGGTAATGTAGGTATTGGGACCAATAATCCTTTTACAACGTTGCATGTTTATGATAGTGCAAACTTTGAACCTCAAATTAGATTAGAGTCAGTAGTTAACGCAAAGTGGCCGTCTTATATGAATTTTGTGAAATCAAGAGGCGGAGGAAGTGTTTCCACTTCTGACTTTATAGGCGTATTAAATTTTAGAGCTCAAACAAGTTTGGGGCAAAATAATTTGACCGCGATTAGCTCTAAGGTGCAAAGTAATTCTAATGGTGGCGGTGGGGAAATTATAATTGCCACTAGAGACGCAAGCAACGGTATCACATCTGACAAAATGAAAATATCCATGGATGGCACTACATGGATTAGTAATGATTTAGGTGTTGGCACATTAAATCCTGCTACCCGTTTGCACGTAATTGGTAACATCCGCATGGAAAACGGCAGCGAGGCCACCGGAAGCGTGGTAGTAAGCGACGCCGACGGTACTTTGGATCACACCACCACCCCGGAAAGCCTGGCGGCATTCAGTGGATGGGACACGGACGCCAGCGACGACGTAACCAACATTACGGTCGGGCCGGGAATGGATGTGAGTGGCACCAGTACAAAGGATATAACTTTTGATTTTAGCGAACTGGAGAGCGTGAGCACCGTAAACGGCTTGGATCAGTTTGTAATGCGAACGCGGTACGACAATGGTGGATCATTAATTGCCACTGATGCGCGCGTAAACGTGCAGGACTTGTTAGCTAATACACTAGTGGCAGGGTCCAACATCAGCATCACCCAAACCGGTTCCGGATCCACGTTGACTATTGCCGCCACGGGCGCGTCCGGGGACATTACCGAAGTTGTGGCCGGGAATCACCTGACCGGCGGCGGTGCGTCTGGTGCTGTAACCCTTAATGTGGACGAAGGCGACGTACACGACGCCTATAATGACGAAAGCGAGTTTTCGAGCACGTCTAACCAAAGCAATGTTTTTGTGGGCAATGATTACCGCCGCCTAAATTGGACATTTCAAACAGGCAGTTATACGGTTACTATACCCGATCCTGATTTTGCGCCAGACGGTTCTATTATTAGGATCCTTGTTGAAAATGGTAGCAACTCCGGCACATCAAATCCTACCATTTCTGTTTCTGGAGGTAGTTCAACGATTTACAGTTGTTCCACAGATTTACAAAGTTGCTCCACAAATTCAAGCCTTGGCCTTTATAGCGGAATGCACACACTAGTTCGTATGCCGGATCCCAATTCAGCCGGCCACGTTTGGGCCTTTAACTACAATTAGAAAACTGGCACTATCTGACCCGTGAATATGTTGTTATGAGAAACCCCATGTTTATACTACCAAATGAAAAATTAGACTTACTCATTTTGATGGGCGGCGGGGCCGGTATGGTCCTTGATTGGCTCGAAAGCCACGCCTGGTCAATGGGTATGTTTGCCTTTACCGTCGCCGGTCCGTTTGCGGTCCGTATATGGCGGGAAATTAAAAACCAAGAGCGTTTACGTGAGCTCCACAAAATGGAAATCCGCAGACGTGAGCAAGAACTCCAGCAAGATGCAGAGCGACACGAAAAAGGGATTGACGATCCCGCCACAGATTGACCTTTTCCTCACGGCCGCCAAATACATTGGCACCAAGGAGATACCAGGTCAAAGACATAACAAATTGATCGTCGAATGGGGCCGCCGGTTGGCCCGGTGGGTTATGGACGACGAGTTGCCTTGGTGCTCAAACTTCCTTAATGCCATGGCAGAGGAGGCAGGGTACGAGCAAACCAGATCAATGGCAGCCCGATCATGGAACCATATTGGCGAGGCGGTCGATAATCCGCAGGTGGGCGACCTGGTTGTTTTGTGGCGTGTTTCACCGATTAGCTGGCAAGGCCACGTTGGCATCTATGTATCACACAATGAGCACTCCATCTATGTACTTGGCGGCAATCAAAACAACCAGGTGAACGTATCACCCTACCCTATCGAACGCCTTTTATCCTATCGACGATTGAAAAAGATAGATTCTAATAAACCCCAAAATGTTGCAACATGAAATCTAAACCAGTTATTGTAAAAGGCAGGACGCTAAACCTGGCCTCGCCATTTGTCCGCGACCTGGCCATTACCGTGGCCGCCGCCGTGGACATTGACGCCAACAAAGACGGCAAGGTAGATCCCGGTGAATACCTTGGATTCGGACAGGTATTGTTGTCGTCCATTTTCCGTAATTTTAGCAGCGCACCGGAAGCCATTCGGGAGATCAGCCAAAAAACATCCACCGAATTTCAGGAATTGAAATTGGTGTTTGTCGAAGGCTTCGACCTGGAGAACGACAAGGCGGAGGAGTTCGTCGAGCGCGGTTTTTCCGTTGCGCTTGATCTTTATTCGCTGGTGCGCGACATTGGCGACAACATGAAGGCCGCGTAAGCGGCAAAGAGCATTGTATTTCTATTGATCCCGGCGGACCTGGCGTAAGTCACCCGCCGGGGTTTTAGAAAGCCTTAGAACCCGTCCTATTGATTTAGGGTGGGTTTTGTATTTTCAGGCATACTAACAACTAAACCACAACTGATGGAGACACCTAAGAAGAAACACCAGTGGGCAAGGAATTTGAACAAGTATTGCCTATTTCCCGCCCTTGCAATTATAGCGATCACATTTATTTTACTGAAGCTCACAACAGAAGACCCACCACCTCCTCCGCCGCCCACAGCTTCCGAAATGCGGCAGGATAGCATTGAAAGCCAGTTCAACGCGTGGAATGGCTCACACGTAAAATTGGTTCGTCTGGTAAAGAACGTCATGAATGACCCGCGCAGCTTTGAACACGTCAGCACTGTATACGAGGATAAGGGTGACCACATCCTGGTATACATGCAGTATCGCGGGGCTAATTCCTTTGGCGCAACCATCCTAGACGACATCACCGTAAAGGCGGACATGAACGGAAACATAATCGAGGTAGTAGAGCAATAAGAAAAGCGGCCCACTGGGAAGGTGGGCCGCCTGCTTTACTGTTCAAAAACTTCATCCAATACATCGGATGGGTATACGTTCACGTAGCCCCACCGCGGATCGTTGGTTTTTTCGATCTCAATACCACGCGATTTGCACAATCGGCTTGCTTTGCGCCCAATGGCACTCGCTTGCTTGGTACCTACGTAGTACCCTTTCAGCCTAGCGTACCCGGCAACACTATAGTACTCCGGGCGAGTCAACACCTTAGCCTCCAGTGCGTCAATACGCTGTTGGTGTTCCTTACTGATGCGCTCCTGCTCTACCAGGGCTTTGGCATGGATCAGCGATATTTCAACCATACTCAATGGCTTGGCCTGATTCTGTTTCTCCAGTTCGCGCCATCGCCTAATCAATCGGGCGCGCACCTCGTCGTCGTATTTGCTCACCACGTACAGGCTTTCCTCTTTGGTCAGGCTGTACATGGGGCGGTTTTCGCCTTTTGCATCCTTGTATTCAACGAGCCCAAATTTGGACCCGTTAACTTTTTCCCAGGCTGGTTCCATATTCCGAATGTCTCGCATTACATGCTTGTGCTGCCTTCCGGCAAAATCGGCAATTTCCAGGCTGGTTATGCGGGTTTTGCTAACCAACTCATTCATTGCTTTCGAATTTTACAGGTGAGCCAATACATTTGTAATCACTAGCCTTGTCGTGTACGGTCTTAACAGCGATGGATTGCAAATGTGAAATCTTTGTCATGCGAGCAATGTACGCTAGTACATCGGGTTCGTCCTTTGGCGGGTCGTTCTTGGTTCGCTCTAATAGCGCATAGAACAAGTTCATTTGCATGGCAAGGTAGTTTTCAACAGTAGCCTTGCGGCAAAAAGAACGGTAGCTTGCATCGAGCGTATCTTGCTCAATGTGCGGATTTGGATTCTCTTGGTTCATTGCTAGAGAATTGTATGCGAGTACCCCCGTAGGGCTGAACCACTGTCTCAGGAGACAGAGCTACAACCGCTTTCGCAGGTTGTGACCCCTAGAGGTACTCTTATCGTCAATAAAATATAATCAGGATTTCTCCTGAGATCAGTGGTTCGACGACAACATACAACGATTTTTTGATAAAGTCAATCAACGAGCAGTAAACGCTAACACACGCTACCCGCCCACCCTATTGGGCGGCGGGTAGCTAGGCGTTAGTCTAATAGCCCAAAAATCCCTTAAAAATCAGATGGTAAAAAATTATGGCGCACAATGTTGAAACCAGCATAATTTTTAACACCCACCAAATGGCGTCAACGTACCCTTGTTCGTACATTTCCGCCTCCCTTTTGGTTAATTTCTCGTCTTTCATATTTAAAATAATTTTAATTGTTTAAATCGCTTGGATTTTGGGCAGTTGGTCGCCAACCAATCCTCATTAAGTACGCAACTTGTGACCTTTAAAATGGTCCACCCACATGGGGTAAATCCGCCCCAATACCTAACAACGCCGTTGTTCCTTAAATCCTCCATGATTTGGATGATCGAAATTGGCGAAAGGTCCAACGAGTTGATCGGGGTTTCTTCGGAATCAAAAAAGACCAACGATTGGGAGGTGTTTCTTAGGACTTTTAATACCTCGTCTTTCATATCCTAACCTTTCATATTTGGGCTAAACCGGCGACCGCCATGTTTAGCAGCGTGAAAATCCAATTTGCAATCCTCTGAACAGTACACTTTATTCCAAACGACTTTCTCAAACGGCGATCCGCAATGGCGGCAATTGTCAATCGGTACACCGCCGCCGTTGGCCGCCGTTGGGCTGGTCGGTGTGGGCGTTGGCAACTCAAACCCTATCCGCCGTTGTGGTGGCTCCGGCGCGGCCGTTGTTGGCTGTTGTGGCGCGCCGTTATTAACGGCCGCCGTTGCAAGTAGTTGTTGGAGTTGCGCCATGCTTATTCCGCCGTTATTAACGGCCGCCGTTGTGCCGGCCGCCGTTGCGCCCTGGCCGTTGTCCGGCGTTTCTTTTTCCGCCCCGGCATAGTAGTTGGTGGAAAAGATCAGGATAAGCAGTTGCAGCAATTGACTGATGCCGGCAAACCGCGTCACCCAATTTTGAGTTGTCGCCGTTTCGTCGTTGTATGCAACGGCTATTTCGTTGTTTTTGGCGGCCGCCGTTTCGAGTGCCTGGCGGCGGTCGTTCTCGTATTGGGCAATATTTGACTTAGCCGCCGCAATGATTGATCGACCGTCACGAATAATGGCACCTTTCCACGTCATTTTTTCGCCTCGCTCAATATCTGACCGCTCCGCCGCAATTTTAGCGTCGTACACGGCATTTATGGAGTCCGTGGATACCTGACGAGCCGCCAGCGGGTCGCGTTGCTGTTTGAGATCACCGGCCCACTCCGGGGCACCCGTTACCGACAGCAACACCGACACCACGAACACCGCCAGGAAGCCGGCAGCCTTGACAATAAATCCAACTTTGTGGTTGATATTTTCGGCAAACACGTTTTGCCTCAAATCCTTGAATGCGCCGTTACCCAGGACGAAAACGGCGACCTCCAATACCAATACAATACCAATGGTAGCGGCCAACGCAGCGTCTTGATTTTGCATCGAGCGGTTAAGGTAGGTGTATACGGCGGATCCGGCCGTTAACGCCGACAAAATCGCCGTTGCCGGGTACAGACCCCAGGTAAAAAAATAATGCAATACCACGTTGCGGCTGATGAAGTCCGCGCCGTGTTCACTTTGTTGGGCGACTTTTGCCCGTTCTTTTTCGATTAACTTTTTCATTGTATTTCTATTGATTTAGTCTAAAAACTATGTTCTCATCGCTTTTTTAAGTAGGGCGCGCACCGCCTGACTAAATGAAATTTTTACATCTGTTTCCTCCTCAATTTGAGCGCGGTACGCCTCCACCTCCCTGATAATGTGCGTGGAAAGGACCACGGACATGGTGGTTGGTTTATCGTCGTTTTCTCGTTTCAGCATGGAATTATTGTTAATTATTAATAGTTTTGAATAAAATGGAATACAAATTAAGAATTGTTCGGAATAATCACAAACGAAAAGACAAAGTAAATGGCCCAGGCTAACGACAAATATCAATTAATGCGCTATTGGATGCAGCGCGAAGGCGTAAGCCAACGCGATGTATGCCGTGCATTGGATCTTGCGCCACCGACGGTCCACAGCGCAATCCACGGCAGCAACGAAACGACGTTTTCCCGGATCGTTGAATGGTTTGTAAGTAAACACCCTAAGACGGGGTTGACCTACGAAGATTTTTACCCAATCGACGACCCGATGGAACGAATGGAGAAAAAAATTGACGAAATTTTAAAGCTCATCAGAAAAGAGAAAAACCAGTAAACACAATGCTTTTGGCCGGTTTATCCGGCCTTTTGCATTCGGTGGGTGTTCGTAAAAGTTTGGAATTGTAAAGAAATTACCCAAATATTGGGTAACAACGGCGACGGAGCACCGCCAAAAGAAGTATTTATAGCGTTCGTTATTTTCCCAGGTCGTCACGACCTACTTACGACCCGGCCCGTGCTCCAAACGGCCGGGTTTTTTTGTCTAACACATTCGGATTTGTTCCGAACCAAATATAATTCCACATGAATAACAGTGAAATCATTGTCCGCAGATCAAACGATCCTTTCAAAAGAGTAAAGGTACACGCGATTGAGGACACCAGGTTGAGCCACAAGGCGGTTGGTTTGCTGGCGAGGTTGTTGGTTAAGCCTGAAAAATGGACCATTAGCATGGTAAATCTGCAGAAAACCTATAAAGGCGGCAGAGACTTGGTTAGGTCGGCCATGAAGGAGTTGAAGGATTGCGGTTATGCTGAATTAATCTATCTGCACGATGAAAACGGAAACATATCAGGCAGTAGGTGGGTAGTCACTGACACCCCAATGAACGGTACAGAGCCAGAATTGCCCACAGGCCTGGACAAAGCGAGAGACGGAAAACCCGTTCCTCGTGATCCACGAGAGACGGATTTTCCGACGGTCGGGTTTTACGACGGTCGGGTTAACCGTCGACCGGAAAACCCGTCTATAAACAATATTAACAATATAGATAAGAGACAATCAGAGAAAACGACAGGCTCCAATGCGCGTGTGCGCGCGTGTGAAAATAAATCTGAAACTCCAAACACGGAGCCCGAAAAATTTAAACCCCGTCAAGAACTTTCACCAAGCGAAATGGCCGAATGGTTCAAAGCAAAAATCATTGCCGACGGTAACGGCTATTTTGGATCCCAGGTGGCCACCTTGCGGTCGGAGTTCAAAACTGATGTTTTCCCAATCATAAAAGACGTGCTAAACAGCTACGCCGAAAATGACCAGTGGGCCAACCTGATGGTGCCGACGCCGGGACAGGCAACCACCCGGTATATTAACAAAGTATTGGCCCGTGCAAAGACATTCCTGAAGCACCGTGCAAAGGATGGAAACCGCGATAGGGTAGGGGAGGCCGCCCCGGCCGGTTATGATCGACAATTAGCTTAATTCACTAAATCAAATAGAAATACAATGATCCACACAGCTATTGAAAACAATGAAGGAAGTTGGATGACCGCCGGTTTTTTTGATCCTGACGGCGAATGGATACCACTAAGCCAACACGGCAACCGGGAGGAGGCGTTAGCCTACGCCTCCTACTACAACGGCGGCCTCCACCCGGATGCGGTGGCCGCCACCATGGCCTATAATGCCGCGCGGTTACAGTCACCCAATCGATCGCGGTTTCCAGATTTAAAGCCGCCCAAAAAAACCGTATTGGACCGTATTTGCACATGGCACAAAAAGGCCGTGAACGCCAGCAACGTGCAAACCCTGGACATGATCAGGAGATTGGCGCACCAACTGGTTGTTGAGGAGTTCGGAGAATACACCGAGGCATTGAATGACAACCACCAGACCGACGCCGACGAAGTGAAAGAACTATGCGACCTGATATTTGTCGCCATTTTCCGGATCATGGCGTTGGGGTACGACCCAATCAGCGCATTAGACGGGGTGACCACCTCCAACGAATCCAAGTTCTTTGATTCTGAATACTGGATCGAGGATGAACTAGCGGCGACCATTTCGGATTATTGCCGTGAAAATCAAACGTCAAGCATTCGCCCGGTAAGCGAAACCCAAATTGGAGTTTTCAACGTCAATACCGGCAAACTACGAAAGGGACCATTTTACGAGGCACCGACAATGGAAGGGCACCAATTGACAAACTACCCGTTCATCCACGGATCTAATGATTAACCACGAATCGTTAACACCGGCCGCAAAGCGGACGATTAGGTTGTACCATGATCGGTTTACCCTGGCGGAGCTCCGCCGGGTAACCGAGATGGACGCCAGGCAACAACGCGAATGGGTGCGCAATGCCCACCAGCGTGTCAATGGAAAAGACTTGGCCCACATTAGCGAAAGCGCGTGGGCGTGGTACAACGAGATAATCGACGAGGTAAGAAAGCGTGACGTGATCGGCAAAGGCATTTTTGCCGCGTACAAAGACGGCGGCATTGAATCCGCCAGACAGGCAGCCGCCAGATATGGCGAGGTTTTGCCCGACCAGTTACTGCCAGACCTCGAAACCCGTTTTGCAGCCTTTCAAAAATGGTACAATGAACAACGATAAGCGGGTGGAATTGGAGCGGTCCATTTTAGGCACTCTAATTATCAACCCTAAGAAAATATTTGAGATTCAAGGCCGGGTAATGCCTGCCATGTTTTCCGGCCACCATCGCAGTATTGCCGACCAGATATGGGACCGCCACAGCAAGGCGCAGAAATACGACGACCGCGTACTGATCGCATCGTGCCCCGACGTGCCACCGATCTATATTTCTGAACTGTCCAACGCATATACCAACCAGGTTGGCGAGATAGGGGAGGCACTACGCAATGAATGGCTCCGCGACCAGCACATGGAACTATACAAAAGCGGTCAAAGTGAACTAACCGTAAACGAGGGGCCACCGGCGGACGTTGCGTTGCGCATTGCAGAGCAAAGCCGCCAGTTGATCGAAAGCACCACGGACAATACCGCCGACGAGCAACGGCCATTCCTAGCGGTATACGAGAATTTTATTGCGCCACCGGGTCCGCTTTCCGGGATCTCCACCGGCGTATCAAAGTTTGACCGGGAAACAGGCGGGTGGCAACCGGGACATTTTGTACTCATTGGCGCACGACCTGGCATGGGGAAAACAACGCTAATGCTATTCCATACCATCCAGGCATTGCAAGCCGGATACCCGGTGGCCGTGTTCTCCCTGGAAATGGACGCCGAAAAGCTGATTGAGATAATGGCGTGTTTGGTATTGGGCTACGATCCAGAGCAACGCCGGAAGTTCAACGAGGCTATGCGAAAGGAGGTGGCCGAAACCTCATTGCAGTTGTACGACATGGGCCTGCGTGTTTTCGACACCCAGAAGTTACGAGGCAACACCACCGTTGAAAATATCGCACTCAACGCCCTAATGGCTATCCACGCTAATGGCGCGCAAATGGTAGTTATTGACTACATCCAATTAATGCGAACGGCAAAGGAGTTCAAAAACGGAAATGCCGAAATGGAGTACATAAGCCGGCACCTAATGGCTACGGCGCAAACCTCCGCTAAGCCATTTATTGTCGGCAGCCAGCTAAGCCGAGCGGTGGAAATCAGAGGAGGCACCAAGCGCGCAACCCTGGCAGACTTGCGGCAATCTGGATCATTAGAGCAGGACGCCCACATGGTCATACTACCATACCGACCAGAGTATTACAATATCCTGGAGGACCAGGAGGGACAAAGTTTGCGCGGCCTCATGGAGTGGAACATTGCCAAATACCGCCCGGCAGGGTACATCCTCAACATGAATTTTGGACTTCGCAAAACCGGGGACGGCAGGTTGGTCGATCAGGATTTTGCAGACCAGGTATTTGAGCCGGACAAACACATTGAGCCGGCCAAAATGAATGACGACAAAGACATACCATTTTAAAAGTTAACAGAAATACAATGACAAAGCGTAACACACTAATTATTGCCGTGCTGGTTGGATTCGCATTTAGCTGCGGATCCGCCAGGGAGGCGACTAAAGCCCCGGAAAGCACCGATTTTTATTTTCGGCCAGCACCGGCAGCGGAGGACCACCAACACGTCTTATTGCACGACAGAGGCACCGGAGAAACATTTTGCACCCGGTGCGATTACTCAACCACAAAACCCCGAAAAAATGAGCACTAATGTAACTATGAAAGAGGAACGCGCGACCATTGAACAAATCGAAAAGCGCATCAACGACCTTGAACAAAAAATGAAATATGTTAAAAAATTCGACCGATTAGCTGAATTGCATGAGCAAATCGGATATACGTTAACCGATGCGGCACAATTAATCGGAGTAACCCGTAAGACATTACGCAGTCACATTTCTCGAGGAGACTACCGCCTGATGTCTTATGGTCGTGTCCACGCACTGGATGTTTGGGCAAAAATTCCTTAAATTCAAACCCCCACAACAAAAAGTTTGACACTACAATCTAAACAAACAATACATTTGAAAACCTCAACTACAACCCATGGATCGACTATTAAAAGCGTTGCAGGACTGCAAACCAGATTCCGAAATTGTTGGCACGATGTACCCCGGCGGCACCGGATTTGTTCACGTAAACAGTGAAAAACGAATCATTTGGGAGTCATTGGACGAATTGTGGCACACCATCCAATTTTGGGAGCACCAGGCACAGCAACTACAAAAGATCGAAGCCGAAAAAGTGGCTTAGTTCGAGGTTCTAACTATAAAATGCGTTTTTGAACACGTCCGACATTGACACGATGCGGGCGTGTTCTTTATTTTCAAGCCTAATGTAGCGCAGGAATGCCGTTTCTGTCTTGTGCCCGGTAATCCTCATTATTGATTGAGCCGGCACACCAGCCAAATACAGATTCGTGGCAAATGATCGCCGCGCAGTATGCGAGGTTACCATTTCCCATTTCGCCACCTTTTTGACTACCTCCACGCCACCGGGGGCGGTTTCTTTGTAGACCACCTGGTTACCCCATTCGCACAACTTCGCCGCCTCCTTTATTTGCCGGTTAAACACTTGGTTGGCCATTTTTGGCAACCGACCATCGTATTTCTGCAGCACATCCTTTACGATAGGGTGGAGGGGGATCACTACGAGGGCACCCGTTTTTCCCTGTTTCAGTCTAATGTGTCCGTCCTGGATATGGTGAACGCGAAGTTTCGAGGCATCCGAAAAACGCAATCCCGTTAAAGCGGTGGCCACAAATCGGTCCACGGTCGTTCGCAGGTGTTCCGGGTATGCGCGCCCATACATTTGCGTTAGCTCGTCCATGGTCAGGTATATGGAAATGGCCTGGCGTTGCTTAACCTGGAATCGCTTATACTTGAAAGCTAAATTTTGGTGCAACTCCCTTTCTAATCCAATTTGCATAAAGGCGCGTAGGTATTTCAGCATCCCGTGCACCGTGTTTTGCTCATACCCACGTTCGTACATGAATTGCCGGAAATCCAATGAGAAATCCAAATCAATATTGGCAAACACGACGGGCCGCCGCCAGTGCTCGTTAAACGCTGCCAGGTGGTCACGCACCTGACGGTAAAACCGTACGGTGGATGCGGCATACTCCGGACTAGCGGTGCGCTCCTCAATCACCTGGTCGATCAGGTCGAACAATTCCACGCGGCCACCTCCGGATCGGTCACGTAAAAGCAAACGGTCGAGATCCGCGCGCAACAACTCTTTGAAATCCGCCCACACGGGATCCACACCGGCGTCTGCCTGGTCATTGATGTATTTGTTGAAAATCTGTTTGGCGCGCATTTCCATTCGATCCATCAACCCATTGATTTGCCGGTAATCCACGGCCTTGGTTCGCCTCAATCGGCATTTGTCCGCGTCCCAATACTTTTCATTGACCCGGTGGCCGGTGGAGTAGGTGACCCGATAGGACCTAAAGCGGCATATCATGTACGCCAGGCGGTCACCTGGTTGTTTTTTGAGAAGAAACCTAACGTTCAGCATAAAAAAGGTAGTTTTCGCCAACCATTGCGTCTACCAAAAACCCGAAACCGCTGTAAGTTATTGAATAACAGGGCAATGCGGATTTTTAAAGTGGCCTCGGCAGGAATCGACACCGATAAACCGCTAGGCCAACAAACATGGGCAATGTATGGTATTTACACGGTTTTTGTGTTCGCAATTATTCCAAATTACCCGGAATGCGGGTAAACACAGGGTAAAGTAATCGCCAACCGTTGCGCCAACCATTACGTTTTAGTATATTCGTAACAATTACTAATCAACACGAATATGGCCGAACAGCAACGCACCCATTGGCGCAACCTTTTTCCTACCAACTATATGGGGGCGCACTCATTCCAAAACGGCGAATCTAAGGTCTTAGAGATCGCCAAACTTTCAAAAGAAACATTGACAGGAAGCGACGGCAAGGAGGAGGAGTGTATTGTAGTGCACTGGTTGGATATTTACCAGGAATTGCCATTGGTGCTCAATAAGACCAACGCGGAGAATATCGCGACGGCGACCGGCACCCAATACGTTGAGGAGTGGCCAACTAATGCTGTTTCGCTACACGTGAAAAAAGTGAAAGCATTTGGCGAAATGAAACCAGCCGTTAGGGTAGGGGTAAAGCCACCAACCCGAAGCGAGTGGATGGAATCGCTAAAAAATGTTTGGCATCGAACTTTCAAGGATTACAAAGGTGAGGACGGCGACGAGATCAACGCGACAACCAAGGCAAAAGTAAAAGCCAACGAGTTGACCGCCGAATTTCTAAAGAACAGCATAAAACACATGATCGACAATGGCCAGTAATTCAAAAAGAGCACGACAACGCCGCCACGCAAAGTGGGTTTGGATCTCAACCGTTCCAGATTATAATTTTCAAGGGTTCCCCACTGGAGCGCATAGGCCACACCAAGGCACCCACACCTTGCAAAGCGACAGCAAATTAATTGACAGGCCATTGACAGGAAAAGAACGCCGCCAGGCTAAACGGGCCAAATTGGCAAAGAATGGGATCATTCCGGCCTTACGGCCGGTTATGGGACATTAGGTGTTTTACGGAGGATCCCCGGTTGGTGGTCCTCCTTTTTCAATTTCAACCAATGAATTGTTGCCACAACTTATTACGAAACACCATGGACATTGCCGGCGATGTTGTCGCCGTCCTGGTGCTCATTGTATTGGTCCTTTGTTTATTCTATGCTACCAAAGAGGTATTAGAATGGGCCGGATTGCGTGAGCCGTTAGCTGGCAGCCTGGCGGCAATAGGTGCTATACTGACCATGGCCGGCATTATCATTGCCGCCATAGTTATGGGGTTGACATAAAAGAAAACGGGGCCGTGGAATGATTCTTAACCGTCTTATTTCCCGGAAAAGCGGCCCCAACTTGTAGGGTGGAGCAGTAGGTAGCTTGCCAGGCTCATAACCTGGAGGTCGCGGGTTCGAATCCCGCCCCTGCAACATTCTCTAGGCACACATACAGAAGTTAGGACGGGTGTGTTAATAGATCCTGCGCCAAATCTGCACGGTGAAATAGTGGCTAAGAAATAGTCAAGCAGCGGAGAAAATGCCGACAGCCGGGAAAGACCGGCACATTTAGCCGGAGTAGCTCAATTGGTAGAGCGACGCATTTGTACTGCGTAGGTTGGGGGTTCGAGTCCTCCTTTCGGCTCAACAAAAAAACCAAAACCTATGTGGATAGCTATTGCAGCCATTGCCGGAATAATTGTTGGCGTCCTGATTGGTGCCGCCGGTGGTATTTGGGTAATGATCGACCATATATTGGACAGCATTTGGCCAAATAAGTGGTAAATGACGAGCGAGGAGTTTAAACGAATGATTCAGCGAAAGCACAGCCGCCCCGGTATGCGTGCCAACCAGCTAACTAAAGCAGTTCTGCAGGTACTGAATCATTCAGGGTATAAGGCCTGGAGAAACAACACCGTGGGCGTTTTCGACGTAAACTATGCGGTCGATAGAGTAACCAAAGAGAAACCCGCAACCAAAGCGCAATTACGTAAAATCCTGAATGGATGCCGCCGCAAAAGCCAAACCATACCGGGTCAGCCTGATATTATCGGCTACCAAAAACGGACAGGGAAATTCATAGGGGTTGAAATCAAAGCAGGAAAGGACAAATTGAGCACCCACCAAATACGATTCATGGACGAGGCCAACAAAGCCGGTGCCATGGTTATTGAGTGCCGCGAAGTTTCGGACGTGGTGGAGCTCATCGAAAAGTTAGGTTAGTTTGCTGTAAATAGATGTAGTTATCGACCCGCCGGGAACGCCTGGCGGGTTTTTCTCAACCCCAGGCATGAGACAAAGCATAGATAAGGGAAACGACGATTGGGAGGACGGAATACCGGAACCGGATTACGCCGCACTAGATAGGGTAGTGGCTCAAAAGGACATTAAGGCATTTAGTGCATTATCATTCGAGGACCGCGTTTATTGCCTTTACACAGCATTTGAGACCCGCCAGGGAAAAACCGTTTCCATCCAATTTGAGGACGACGTTTGGTTGGTTCCATCCGAAAACGAGGTTGTGCGGATCCGACGCGACCAGCTGAACGAGAAGTTTAAAAAAATATGTTTAATTACAGGATCAAAAAAAACAACATGAAACAACTAACGACAATTAGCGGACCATTTGAAATGAAGTTTATCATTGATTCATTGACAAGTTTCAAAACGGAGGTTTTTATAGAAAAAGGTACAGTAGGCAAGACTTTAAATGCAAAAGAAGTAAAGTTAGAAAAGGATGACCTTACAATAATTTTAGGAGCGTTTGAGCGAAAACAAATAATTGAATTTAAAGGGAAAGACGGAGCAGGAAATTGTGTAATCACCGCAATACATACGAATAACGAAAATATTTCAGAGATTGATTTTTATCCACTCCAGGTATGACCTCAAAAAAATAAACCCCAAAATGAATTACCCCGATAAAACAGTTAAGCAAGTTGTCGCTATTTCTATCCTCACGGCGTTATTATCATTTGTAGCTGGTTATTGGATAGGACTAAAAGACTGTTTGTAATTCTCATTGATTAAACCCCACACCATGAAACACATTTTTAAAAGTCTGGCGGCACTGATCGCCATTTTCTCAATTTCTGGTTGTTCACCAGAGATTCCCAAAGAGATACGCAAAGAACACCGCGAGTTTATCGAATGGCGGGAAAACACCACCGACAGATCCACGCCGGACGTGCAACTGCCACCAATTGAAACCGTCCCCGTCCAGCCTGCAGCCAGATCATTGGCAGCCGGCAACGTGGGTTATGATTTCCTAGAGGTAGACGAGGTGGTGGACGTTATCAGGTCAAAGGCTACCCGGCCCGTCGAAGTGTTCGTATTTGACACCGGAGAACCAGATCACCCGGCCTTGGCCGAAATCATTAGAGGATCGAAAAGTTACACCGGAGAGCCAACCATTGATCGCCAGGGGCACAGCACGCACGTTGCCGGGACCATTGGTGGCGCGCATAATGGATCCCGAAAGGTTGGCATTGCTACCGTATTGCGCGAAATGGGGTTGATCCACATTAGGCCATATAAGGTGCTGACCAATGCCGGATCGGGGAGTTATAGCCAGATTACACGCGGCATATACGACGCTAACGACGTGGCCCGGCAATTGATCGCCGACGGCCATTTTGTCGTTTACAATTTTTCCCTTGGTGGCCCGTCCTCCAATTCAGCGATGGACGCGGCACTAAAGGAGGCGCAGGAAATAGGGGTACTCGTTGTGGCCGCAAATGGCAATAGTGGCTCAACGCGGATTAAATACCCCGGATCCAGCAAGTACACGCAAGGAATCGCCGCCATTGATCGATCAGGGAACCACGCCTATTTTAGCGACGCCGGGCCCCAAACCGTTTGGGCCATGCCTGGCGTTGGCATCTATTCCACCTACCTGGACGGGCGACACGCCGAATTGAACGGAACGAGCATGGCAACACCCCACGCCGCCGCCGTAGCGTCTATTATAGGAAGCGTATACCCGGAGGCGACCGCCAGCGAAGTACGCCAACACATGATCGACCACGCCACCGATTTGGGGCCCCGCGGACGCGACGATAAGTTTGGATTTGGAGTGCCAAAGCTAACCGATGTATTGAGCGACCAGCCGGACGACACGCCAGACGATCCCGGCGACCCGGACCAGCCTAACCAGCCGGAGGACCCCGAAATGGACGAGCGCACCCATACCTTTGTTTTGCCGGCAGAGTATACCGTCTATTGGCGCACACGAGCAAAGAGCGATTTGGACCGCCTATTGGTGAAGGTCACCGTTTCGGCAGAGCATAGAACGTCGCTAGTCAAAGCCTCCAATCAGGTAACCCAAACGGCCGCCGAATTTTTCACCCGGCGCGGTCTAATCCTAACCGATGGCTCCGACGAAGCCGACGCCGCATTTTGGGCCGTGCGTTTTTTCGACGTCGTAAACAAAGCCGAAAACATGGCCATTGTGCGCATATCGTACAAAGTGGGCGGCAACTGGTTGTGTCTTGACCAGTTCGACCGTCTGCCAGCATCGAATAAAAAGCCAGACAGGCACCACGGCAACATTACGTTTGCCTGGTAGGGTAGGGAAAAGGACGTTGTTGTTAGTATACGTTTGATGTTGATTTGACCATCGCCAAAAGAGGCGGTGGTTTTTTTTACCCACTCAAATTAAATACGCAAACGTGTAACCTTCAACACTTAAAAACTTGCGTTGTGTTACGCAAATGCGTATATTTACATCATAATCATTCACACAAAATCACGGTAATTATGACGAGCGATACAACAGCACTTTTTTTAGCAGACGAAGCCCGCGCCAAAAAGGAGGCCCTTTTTATATGGAGAGAACATTATGGAGCTCCTACATGGTATCACAAGGGAAATTTCACAGACTATTCAGAAAAATCACTAGAGTACAATGACGCAATAAAAGAAAGAAACGGACGCTGCTTCATTCCTAAGTCACAAGTATTCATTGGAGACAACTATGTGCTGGTGCCAGATTGGATTCACGAAAAGCTAAGACAATCAAGTTCATACTAATTATGACACCAATACCAAGTACCGCCGAACAATTTTACCTTAGATTCACGATGTCCCCCGCGGACGATATGAAATATAAAAGGTCGCTCTGGATAACATGGCAGCGCGAAAAACCCGATCCTCATTCTAATGTCGATCCTGAATGGAACGCCGAATACGAATGCTGGTGTTTTCCACACAAGGGGCTTTCCGGGCACCGACTCGAAGCTCATACGCTTGAAGAGGCTATCGAAGAAGTCAAACAAGGCCGTTGGTTCGGGAATACTAAATACGATTCTTGGGCCATTTTCGCTGGTGATTGTGCCAGCGAAGAATATGGGCTATATACGCCAGAAGGTCACGACTTCACGCCGATCCAATTAATGCATTTTGAAAAAGTAGACTAATGCCAAAACAATACACCTTACGCGAATACCGAAAATATTTGGGCCTGACCCAAGACGAACTAGCCGAAAGGCTAGAAACCGCAAAGGCTCGAATCAGCGAGTACGAAACAGGGGTAAGAACCCCAAGCGTACCAACCCTGATTGAGTACGCCGAAAAACTAAGGGTCCAAGTCGTCCTCAAACCAGGGCACAAAGGGTTCTGGTTTACCGAGGATGAACCGCTTAAAGAGATGACAGACGACGAATACGCTGAATACATAGACAGCATTCCAGACCTTTAAAAACCACCAAAATGCGTCCCAATCCCGGAGCGCATTTTTTTTATTCCGTATATTCGTATAAATTAGGAATAATTAAGAATTTCAATCACAAAGCATGGTTAGACTATACGCTAACGGTAAGGAGATAGATACAAACGAGTTTGCCCACATGAACACCCACGCAATGAATACGCGTGGAGCATTCATCCTTAAAGGCAAAGCCATACCCAAAATCGGGGACGTGGTGCGCGTGGAGCCATACTTTAAACATTCACATCACAAGTACGCGAAAGTGCACCGGGTCAATGAGCGAGGCGTACCAACCAAACTCCAGCTACCAGACGGCAAGATCATTGCCGTGGTGGGGCTAATCCTGGAGCTCGTCGGATTGATCGAGCGGTTGATATTGGCCGTCAAATGCCTTTTCAGTAAAGAAGCTAAAAAGGAGCGCGCCGCCATACGTAGAGCGGAGAGCGACACGGTAACCATTAGCACAGGGGAAAAAATACCTCAATTTAAAATAGGGGACTGTTTTAAAGGGGCTAATAGTGATTGGGTTTTTCGTATTTCAAAAATACACCAACCTCCATTTAACAAGTCTCTAGATTTTGGATATCGGTTGCTTGTAAAATACAATCAAGATTCTGACTACCAATACTTTTGCCAAATTTCAGAAACAGGACTTAAAGAGCATTACAGGAAAATAGATTAGCAAATGACACCAGAAATAAAGCTATTTGCCGCCATTGCGGTTGTTACCATGGCCGTAATACTCCATCTATTGTTAGGGTGTATTTCGCGCCATGTATTGTTTAACTGGATGCCACGCCGCCCCGGACAATGGGCGGCCCAATTGGCCGTCGTATTTATGGGCGTGTTGGCATTCCTATTGGTCGCCGTGTCGGTCGCCTGGTTGGCAATTGTTGGCGATGTAAAGCCGTAGGGTATGCCATACGGACCAAAGAAACGGCACCGAAACAAACGCCCATCAAAAGAGCGTAAGCCGACAGGGAACCAGGAGTTCTACCAATCCAAGCCGTGGAAGCTAACCCGCCACCGATGGTTAGCAGCGAATCCCATTTGCCAGGTACACGCACACGCTGGACTATTGGAGGCTGGCGTTGTGGTCGATCACATCATTGGTATACGCGACGACATAGGTGGAGCCAAACACGACCCGGACAACCTGGCGACCATGTGCAGCGAGTGCCACAACTATAAGTCAGGGAAGGAAGCACACAACCCGTATTTGGTCGCATGGGAATACTCACCAACCGGCAAGGTGTGTAAGGATAAAAACAAGCTATTTGAATTATTAAGCGAAAGGATTTAACAACAAAACAGGGACATGAAAAAGAAAAAGTTTATAACAGAAATGTGTAAGCTAATCGAAAGTGCTTACAGAAGAGGGTATAGTCAAGGGGCATACTTTTCGACAGAAAAAGGAATGACCCACGCTGAAGCGTTGCAATTCAGGCATGAAATTCAAAGAGATAGATACAAGTACGTTTGTCCACCTCCGCAACGTGGATTTGGGTTTGATAAGCAATGTCAAGAGCAAAGAGAAAGGGAAATATATTTACTAATTCAGAAGCATTTGGATTAGTAAATAAAAAGACTTCCTAAAGCGCACCAATCGCCAGGAAGTCTAAACAGAATTAAAATGGATTCAAAAGATAAGTAAATTAAATAATAATACCCACCACTATGAAAAAAATTAAAATCATTCAATGCAAAACCAAGGTTAGTTTGGAACACGCAGTTCAGAAATTATTATCGGATGGTTGGAACTTAGAAGGTGGTGTATCTGCCTATAAAGACGATTGTGATAATGTAATCTACTTGCAAAAGCTGTACTGTTAAAGACAAAACCACCCATAGGGGGGAGGGTCAAATATATTGGCCGTTCCCCTCAACATCCCCGCCGCTATTTCTTTCCTCTTTCCCCCCCTTCCTATC